GCAGCGTCAGATGTGTATAAGAGACAGACCCGGAGAACGCCCGCAAGATCTTCGGCAGCGTACCGGAACGCACGAAGCTCTCCAGCCTGGCAGGGACGCAGGGCGGTGACGCGGGCAAGTATGCCGCGAAGTCGTGGGACGAGCTGGACCGGGCCGGACTGCTCGCCGAACTCAAAGCCAACCACCCCGACCTCTACGAGAAGAAGTACAAGGAGATGGCCGCCTCGCTGCACATCTGCCGGGGATAGCCGAAAACGCATCATCAACAAATCAAAACAGAATGGCATTACAAGTTGAAATCTGGGTGAAGTCCATCATCGAAGGACTGTTCGCCAACAACACGTTCGCGGCCCGCTCGGTCGATCACAGCGAGTTCGTGAACGAAAAGACGGTGCACGTTCCGAATGCCGGGGCGGCTCCGAACGTGGAGAAAAACCGAACGGTTTTCCCCGCCAACGTGACCGAACGCAAGGACGTCGATCTGATCTATCAGATGGACGAGTTCACCGTGGACCCGGTGCGCATCCCCCATGCCGAGCAGGTGGAGCTGTCCTACAACAAGCGCGAAAGCGTCACACGCCAGTCGCGCCGCAAACTCGCGCAGGACATCTACGAGTCGATCATCTACAACTGGATTCCCGAAGGGGTGAAGGTCGTGGAGACGCTCGGCGAGGCCGTCGCCGCACACATCAAAGAGGCCACGGGCAACCGCAAACGGATGACCAAGCAGACCGTCGAGGAGCTCCAGACGCTTTTCGACGAGCAGGACATCCCGGAGGAGGGCCGCTGTATCCTGCTCGACGCACGGATGTACAACCAGTTGCTGAACTCCCTGACGGACGCCGAGCGCAACGGCTTCCTGGTATGCGCAGACCCCGCCCGCGGTGTGATCGGCAAATACCTCGGTTTCGACTTCTACAAGCGTTCGAAGGTGGCGAAGGTCGCTACGGACGGCACGCTGAAGCCCTGGAGCGCGGCCAACGCTGCGACGGACTGCGCCGCGGGTCTGGCATGGCACGAGGACTGTGTGTCGCGCGCGCTGGGCGATTCGCTTCTGTTCGACGACCAGGGCAACCCGCTCTACTACGGCGACATCATTTCGTTCCTCCAGCGCGCCGGAGGCAAGAGCATCCGGGCAGACAAGGCGGGCGTGGTACTGATCAGGCAGGCGGCAGCCGAGTAGCGGATGGAGACCTGGATTATTTACGTCATTGCACCTATCGCCATCGCGCTGGTAAGCTGGATTCTCGGCAAGAACGGACGGCGTATCGACGAGACGTCCAAACTGGTGGCCCTGCTTCAGGAGGAGATCACCCGTCTGACGGCCAAAGTCGAGAAGCTGGAGGCCAAGGTCGAGATCAAGGAGCACGAGTCGGAGCGCAAGAGCGGGATAATCCAGGAAGCTTTCCGCTGCAAGACGCCTTCGCACAAGTGCCCCGTGTTAATCAAGTTATTCGAGTTCAACGATCAAAAGGAAGATGAGCAGAGGACTAAGAAACTGCAACCCGGGGAATATCCGCCGGAGTGCGACCAAATACAAGGGAGAGACGAGGAGTTCCGACCCGGCCTTTAAGGCGTTCGAGTCGATGCCGTGGGGCTACCGGGCGATGTTCGTGCTGCTCCACACCTACCGGGTGCGTCACGGATGCCGCACGCTGCGGGAGATGATCTTGCGCTATGCGCCGCCCGTGGAGAACCATACGGAGAACTACATCCGGGCCGTGGCTGCCGGAGCGCAGGTGTCGCCCGACGAGCCACTCGACACCAAGAGCGGCGAGCGGATGATTCCGGTCGTTGCGGCCATGAGCCGCGTGGAGAACGGAACGCCCGCACGCATGGACGAGGTTCGGGCGGGCTGGGATCTGTTCACAAAGTACCCTGTATGACACGGCGGCGAATCCTCCTCCCGCTCCTCCTGGCAGCACTGTTCTGCGCCTGCGCGCCCTCCCGCCGGACGGCGGCGGTGCACAGCCGAGCGGAAAACGACCTTCGGATGCAGGTGCTCCGCGAGGAACTCTCGACGCGCGACAGCCTGTTTTTCCGGGCCTTGTGCGAGGAACTGATCCGCAACCTCGACGGCGAGCGGCATCTGCACCGGGTTGTCGGGGAGGAGGTCGAGACCGTCACACGGGAATACGACACCTCCCGTCCAGTCGATACGCTGACCGGAACACCGCCCCTGCGGCGGGAGACCATCCAACGGCGGCGCCTTACGGATTCCACTCACGAGGCGGACCGTGTACGACAGACCGAACACCGAATCCAGGCCGACACGATCCTCGGCGGCGGTCATGCCAGGCAGCAGCTTCGGACGGAAGGAAATACCTCCCGGCAGGAAGCCGCCGAAACAGATCTCACGACGGCCCAGCGTCGCGGCCTTACCTGGTGGCAGCATGCCCTGTGCATTGCCGGACTGCTGGTCGTGGCTTATGGCACTTACAGATTATTCAAACACCGTTAAAACAACAATTGAATGGCAAAAAACAATCATACCGCAAAAACCGCCGGGAAAGCTCCGAAAACGGCCGGAGCCTCCGTCCAGACCGCGGACGTGTCTATGCAGGTAGGGAACGAATCGCCCGATCTCCAGCCGGCTCCCGACACGGAACCCGCCGCCGGGAAGGAGGCGGAACCGACGCCGTCGGTCCCCGAAGCTCCGGACACGACACCCGGTCTCCGGCCGGACTCCGCATCCGATGATGAGAGCGGCACGGCGGATCGGCAGACCGATGACACCCCGGCAACGGCCGGGGAGGACGAGCGGCCACTTTCTGCGGTAACGGCATTCGCCGACACCCCGGAGGAACTGGCGGCCCGCCAGGCTACCGAGGCGGCGGCCCGTGAGGCGGCAGACCGTGCAACCACGGAATCGGGAGTCGGGAGCCGTCTGAAGGCCGAGGCCGGGCGAATCCTGGCCGCATACCCGGATGCCCCTGTCGTCTACATGACCTCCAACGGGTTCGGGTTCTTCAGGGAATCCGAGGCCCGCAACCATGCGGCCACGCTCCGCGACAAGGCAGTAATCACCGTAAAACGCAAATAAATGTTACCGAGAGTACGAATCAACTACGCCAACGGCACATTGGGACAGGTGGCCGCGATGGCGGACGGCTGCCTCGGCATGATGGCGCTGGGTGCGAAGGAAGTGACGGGCGACGACAAGTTCAAGCTGGGCAAGGCGTATACGCTGCGTAAGCTCGCCGACCTGGAGGCGCTGGGCGTCACGTCGGAGAATAACCCGAACCTCTACCGCAACGTCAAGGAGTTCTACGCCGAGGCGGGCGACGGAACGGAGCTCTGGCTGACGGGCTATGCCGAGAGCGAGACCTTCGCCAACGCATTCGACAAGGACAACGCCGCCGGAGCCGTGGCCCTGCTCAAGGCGTCGAACGGCAAAATCCGCGGTCTGGTCGCTTTCAAGACTCCGGCCGAAGCCTACGAACTGACGACCACCGAGGGTCTCGACGCCGACGTGTTCGCCGCGCTGCCGAAAGCCCAGCAGTTGGGCGACTGGGCCACGGACACGCTGCGTGCGCCAATCTTCTCGCTGGTCGAGGGCTACGGCTATGCCGGGGACCCCGCGGCGCTGAAGGACCTTACCGAAACGGAGTACAACCGCGCGGGCGTGGTGCTCGGCGACACCGCGGCCTCGTCGAAGAACGCCGCGATGGGTGTCGTCGCCGGGCGCATCGCCGCCTCGGCCGTCCAGCGGAAAATCAGCCGCGTGCGCGACGGTGCGCTCCAGCCGCTGACCTTCTACGTGGGGGCCGAGCCCGCTGAACTGGCCGACCTGGAGACGATCAACGACAAGGGGTATATCACCTTCCGCACGTTCGTCGGCAAGGCCGGGTATTTCATCACCGACGACAACCTGGCCACGACGCCCGAGGACGACTACCGCGCGCTGACCAACCGCCGCGTCATCGACAAGGCGTACCGCATCGCCTACGCGCAGCTGGTCGAGTGGCTCAACGACGAGGTTCCGGTCTCGAAGTCCGGCACTCTGGTTCCCGCCTGGTGCTCGACCGTCGAAGCCGACGTCGAGCAGGCCATCGAGACGCAGATGACCGCACAGGGCAACTTGGGCAACGATCCGTCGGATTCGTCCGATACGGGCGTGGAGTGCAAGATCGACTACGACCAGAACATTCTGGCCACTTCGCAGGTAAAGATCGGGCTGCGCGTCAAGCCCAACGGATATGCAAAGTATATCGACGTGGAGCTTGGGTTCAAAACCGCATAAAATGACAGGACAATGATCAATGGCAAAGAATACGGCTGGGAGGATATCACCGCCTACATGGGCGGCCGTGACGTGATGGGCTTCCGCTCGATCAAGTACACGACCAAGAAGGAGAAAGAGGCGCTTTATGGCAAAGGGAACAAAGCGCTGGCTATTCAGAGCGGGAATATCTCGAACGACGGCGAAATCGGACTCACGCAATCCGAAGTCGAGGCGCTGGAGATTGCATCGGGCGGCTCGTTGCTCGACATTCAGCTCGACATAGTGGTTTCCTACGGCGACCCGGAGAAGGGCGACCTCCCGACGATCCACAAGCTACGAGGCGTACAGTTCACGGAGGATCCGCGCGAAACCAACCAGGGCGATAAGTTCCAGGACCTCAAGCTGCCTTTCCTCTTCTTACGGAGAGAGTAGACGAAGACGAACAACGATCCGGCTCCGGCCGGGCAAAACAACGAAAAAATCGAAATGGAGAACAAACAAACCCTTATCGGCGAAGTTACAGCCGACCAAATCAACGCTTGGAAAGAACAGCACGGCGAGGTATTCGCCATCAAGGTAAACGGCCACGTGTGCTACCTGCGCAAACCCACGCGCCGCGAACTCTCGTTCGCAACGACGGCAGGCAAGAACGATCCGCTGAAGTTCAACGAAACCCTGCTGCGCGGGTGCTGGCTGGGCGGTAGCGAGGCAATCCGCCGCGACGATGACAAGTTCATGGGCGCGTCGGGAGTGCTCGACAAGATCGTACCCTACGCGGAGGCCGAGCTGGAAAAGCTTTAAAGGCTACCGAGGTCGATCCTGCGGAGGGCCGCGACTGGGTCCGGAAACTGGATACCCAGCTGCGCTATTACCTCCATATCGACCCCGATAGCCTCACCGACTGGGAATGGGCCATGCGTGTGAACGAACTGAAGTGGATACGCAAGCAGGAGGCGGAAGCCGCACGGCAGAAATAGCAGGCCCGGAATCACAAGGTTCGGACTGTCGGGAGATTTACTTCCGTGCGAAGGACAACACCGAGGGCCGCGCCGGCATCGTCCGCGGGTCACTTTCCGCAAGTCGCGCCGTTGTCACGTACGGGGGAAAGAACCCCGCGATCCGGACCTTTTCTAATTTTCCATATAGAGAATGAAGGCGAGCAGCAGGTAGAGCAGCGACCAGCCGATGACGATGCACCGCGCCTGCCACGGATGCGTTTCACGGTTTTTATACGCTACGGCAAAGGGCATCGCAGGCAGGCAGAGCAACACGCCGAGCGCTTTCGGGATACACGGCAGCACGGCCCGCGCAGCCTTCAACACATAGAAAACCACGGCGACGACGAACCAAATACCTATAAGTCCTGCTACCATACGCAGCGAAGATACGAAAAAACGGACACAATGGCAAATGTTGTCGAATATACGCTCTCTCTGAACGACTGGATCACGGGGAAGTTGAATAAGATCAACATCACCAACAACCGGGCGTTGGAAGTCTGGGCGAAGGTCGAGCAGCGGGTGAACAGTGCGAGCAACACCATGCAGAAATGCGGTGTCACGCTGGGCAGTCTCCGCGAGCGTGTCGATGCGCTACGTGCCGAGCGCGAGTGGATTCCAGCCAGCAACATCAACGCCATACGTCGTACCAACATCGAGGTCAAGGCCCTCGAACGACAGATCCGCCAGCTCGAACGGGTGAACGGCGGCAAGATCAAGACTATGCTGTCGGATGCCTTCAACAGCATCCCGTTCGCCAATACGCTGACCAATCCAATCGTCATGGCGGGCATGGCGGGATTTAAGGCGCTGCAAACAGGTTTCGAACGGGAAAAGGTGCAGGTCGCCTTCGACGTGCTGCTGCGCGGTGACACGAAAGCATCGGAAGCGCTGCGGGAGGAGATTCGCCAATACGGGATGGTAACACCCTACATGACAGCCGAGTTGCAGGATGCCGCGAAAATGATGCTTTCATTCGGCATTGCACAGGATCGGATCATGCCCAACATCAAGGCGCTGGGCGATATCGCAATGGGTGACCGGAACAAATTGAACTCATTGACGCTGGCCTTCTCGCAGATGACCGCGTCGGGACGGCTGATGGGGCAGGATCTGCTGCAGATGATCAATGCCGGATTCAATCCGCTGTCGGAAATTTCCCGCAAGACGGGAAAATCCATCGGCGTGTTGAAAGAGGAGATGGAGAAAGGCAAGATCTCGGCCGAGATGGTGACACAAGCATTCTATTCGGCGACGCAGGCCGGGGGCCAGTTCCACGGCATGACCGAAAAGATGGGACAGACGGCCGCGGGCAAGTGGTCCACGCTTCTCGGACTGGCGGGCGACCTGCTGTTCCGCCTCTACGGGATCATCGAGCCGTTGGTGATTCCCGCCATGACCGCGCTGGAGTGGATCGTCGGACTTGCTGGAAAAGGCATCGACGCCTTGGGGGCAGCTATCGGATGGGTCTCGGAGTTCATGCAGCGGCACGCGACGGTCGTTGCGGTATTGGGCACAGCGCTCGGCATACTGGCGACGTCCATGTTCCTCGTCACGCTCCAGTCCAAGGCGATGGCCGCCTGGGCGGGGATCGTCACCACGGCGAAATGGGCATGGGCCGCAGCGCAGAACGGGTTGAACCTTGCCCTGCTGGCGTGTCCCGTGACGTGGATCATCGCCGCGGTCATCGGACTGATCGCCGTAATCGGCTATGTCTGCTACAAGGTGCAGGGCTGGGGTACGCTGTGGGACGGCACGGTTGGATTCATGAAACATTCGTTCCTGGGATTCGTGGAGAGCGTGAAGCTCTATTTCAGCACGATGATAAACGGCCTTATGATCGGCCTGGACAAGATCAAACTCGGATGGTACAAGTTCAAGGAGGCCGTGGGGCTGGGCGACAGCGCCGAGAACCAGGCCGCCATCGCCCGGATCAACGCCGATATCGAGAACCGCCAGCAGGCGATCATCGAAGGGGCGAAACGGGTCGCAGACCATGCGGCCAAAGCCAGGGCGTCGCTCGACGGCATCCGCCTTCGGTGGGATTCCGAACGGTCGCTGGGCGACGTCGCCGCGAAATTGAAAACCTCGCTGGGGATCGCGTCGCCCTCCCTGCCTGGCATGGGAGGCGAGCTGGCAGCGAATACCCCGGGCAGAGGCAACGGAACCTCCGGCAGTACGGCCGGGGCGGGAGCCGTTTCGGCCATCGCCACGGGCGGCAAACGATCCACGACGATCAACATTTCACTCGGGGCGCTGGTCGATAAGCTGGTTTTCGAGGGCGGCTACGAGGGTTCGCGCGACGACATGCAGCGCGATCTGGAGAACAGACTGATTCAGGTATTGCAAATGGCCGCAACGGCACAATAGGATGGGCAAGGTATTTTTCAACATTGGGAAAGCGACCCCTGACGTCATCGTTTCATCGGATGGCTTGCGCGATCCGCTCCGCATCCGCACGACGCAGGCCCTCGGCGGCTTCGGAGCTCTGCCTCCGTATTTCCTACTCAGGGACACGGACGGGGTGCGGACGGCCGATGCGGACGAAATCCGGTCGGAAATGACAACCGTCGGAACGATAAAATCCGTCATGCCGTTGCGGCTCAAGCGTTCGACTGACGGGATTCTGAACTGGTTCACTTTCCCGCTTGAACCCCTGGTGTCGATCAGCGGCAAGAACGAAATCATCCGACGAACTCCTGCCAAAGGCAAAGGAACGGGAACGGTCAAGGAGCGATGGAGCCAGGGCGACTACGAAATTTCGATCCAAGGCATATTTATCGCCGCGGAAAACGAATATCCGAAAGAGAGCGTCCAGCAGTTGCGTAATCTGTTCGATACTGCCAGTCACCTCGACGTGGAGCATGATATTCTGCTGCTGTTCGGTATTACGCGTCTGGCCATAGAGAGTGTCAGCTTTCCGCACACAAAAGGCCTGCAAAACCAGAACTACGAGATCAAAGCATACAGCGACAATCCGGTTTCGCTTTTTATTCCGGTTTAACGGCGTTCGAAATGTATTCGATGAACTTTGACATAACGATCGGGAAGTATCGGCTGGCGGCGCTCGAAAAGGTTGCGATCAAATGCAGCGTCGAAAACCTGGCTGATACGGCCGATATTACGCTGCCGGGGACGCTTTTCAACCGGGCATTGAAGGTCGAACAGAAAATCGCCGAAGGAGATGCTGTTCGGATCCGCCTGGGATATGATCGGATATTGCGCGATGAATTTTCCGGGTATGTCTCCGAAATCGCTACTGATAACGACTCCGTGCGTATTCATTGCGAAGATGAACTCTACAAATTCCGCAAAGACCTCAAGGACCGTGTCCTGAAAAGCGTAACGGTGAAAACGTTATTGACCTCGGTCGCCGAAGAGGTCGGAAAATATGAAGTGGCATGCGATTACGATTTCACGTATGATAACTTCACTATCCATGCAGCGACGGGGTACGACGTGCTGCGCAAGGTGCAGAGCGAAACGAAGGCCAACATCTACCTGCGCGGAAAAACCCTGCACGTCCATCCGCAATACGCCCAGATCGGAGAGAAGGTCATTTACGACTTCGCCGTGAACATCGAGAAGTCCGACCTCAAGTACCGGGACGCCTCGAAGCGGAAGTTTCTGGCTGTCGTCGAGGGAACCGATGCCAAAGGCAAGACGATCCGTATCGAACGCGGTACGACGGGCGGCGACAAGTTTACACTCAAATTGCCGGGTGTTTCGGATCGGAAATCGCTCGAACAACGGGCCGACGAAGAGCTGAAGGTGCGGGCCTATACCGGCTACGAGGGCTCGTTCACCGGATGGCTCGAACCCTATGTCGAGCCGACATGGCTGGCCGAGATCCGCGACACGGAGTACGAATACAAGAACGGAAGCTATTACGTGTTGGGCGTCGAAACGACTTTTTGCGACAAAGGTGCGAGCCGGGTCGTCACCATCGGAAAACGCATAGAAAACAATGGATAACGCCTCGAAGATAAAACAGCTTTTGCAGCAGATTACGGGCACGGAACAGTCCGTATTCCTGTTTCGCCCGATGGAGGTCGTCTCCGTCGAGGGTGACACCTGTCGGGCGCGGTATAACGAACTGGAGATTCCGGGCATCCGTCTGGCAGCCATCGAAGGCGGAGCGGACGGCGGCCTGCTGTTGAAACCTGCAACGGGAAGTATTGTTCTGGTAGCCGACCTTTCGTGCGGCGAGCTGCGCGAATGCTCCGTGATCGGTTATTCAGAGATCGAAGCGCTGACCTACCGTCACGGCGATACGACCGTCACAATGAACGGGAGCAATGTTTCGGCTACGGTCGGTCGGATGCAGTTGAAGGTTACGGCTGACGGTGTGGAAATCAACGGCGGGAAGCAGGGCGGCCTGGTATTGGCCGCTGCGTTGCGCCGTTCGCTGGAAAGCGTTCAGCGCTACTGCGAAACGATGCGGACGGCCGTCGCTGCCGGACTGACAGGAGTAGGCATTGGAGCTGCGGCCAACGGAGGAACGGGAGCAGGGATTTTCTCCGAACAAATGGCGGCCGCAACCATCTCTCTCGAAGATTTGGAGGATAAAAAAGCAACACACTGATAATGGCTAAGAATATCGGCATACTGATCGATCCCGAGACAGGAGATCTGCAAATCGATCCTCGGCGTAACGACCAAAACGTCTATGTGCAGGGCCTGCAGGTCGGAGAGGTGACGATTCAGAACCAAGCTGCGATTCTTCAGGCAATGAAGGGAGAATTGAAAGAATATCCGACCCTCGGGGTCGGGATCACGAACATCGCCAATGACCACGAAACGACTGGATGGGCACGCGAGATTACGGCTCAACTGAAGGCTGACGGTATGCGGGTGAACGATGTAGAAGTCGATATAACGAACAATAAACTGACCGTCGATGCAGACTACGACACGAAATAACCAGACTCTGCTGGATATCGCAGTTCAGGAATGCGGGACTGTCGAGGCCGCGTTCGAAATTGCCGAACGTAACGGTCTTGCGCTGACCGACGAACTGAACACGGGGCAGAAACTCGATATCGTCATGACGACAACCAGAGAGGAGTCTGTCGTGCAGGAACTGGCGGCCGATAGAATAAAACCAGCTACCGCACCTTCGGCCGAGGAGACGGAAATGGTTCCTTACGGCGGTATCGGGTTTATGGGGATTGAAATAGACTTTGTGGTACGATGAGAACGATCGAGGAAATCAAGGAAACGATCTGCGCGGATTTCATGCGTAACGAATCCGTTGCGGAGTTGTTCGGATTTACGCCGGGCGACAGCTTCACGTCGCATTTCAGCAAGGTATCCGTCATCGGGATTCTGTTCTACATTTTCGCCGTTGCGGCGTGGACGCTGGAGAAGCTCTTCGACACGTACAAGGGCGAGGTGGACACACGCATCGAGGAGATCATCCCGCACCGTCCGCGGTGGTACCGCGACAAGGTGCTTGCGTTCATGAAGGGCAAGACGCTGATCGCGGACACGGACCGCTACGACACTGAGGGGATGACCGAGGACGCCATCGCGGCGGCACGGGTGGTCAAGCACGCCGTGGCGGTCGAGAACCGGGACGCTTCGCTCCTGACGATCAAGGTCGCGGGCGAGAAGGACGGCAAGCGGTGCAGGCTCGACGCCGAGACCGAGGCGCAGCTTGCGGCCTACATCGCCGAGATCAAGGACGCGGGCGTGCGCACGGCGCTGGTGAACATCGACCCCGACCGCTTCAACTGCGAGGCGGACGTGTACTACGACCCGATGCTCGTGGCCGAAACGGTCGAGAGCGCCTGTCGGGAGGCTGTCCGCAACTACATCGAGAACCTGCCCTTCAATGGCGAATATACCAACATGGCGCTCGTCGATGCGCTCCAGACGCTCGACGGCGTGCGGATCGTGGAGTTCCGCGGGGCGACGACCGTCGCGGCAGGCGAGGAGGTGCTGGTTACGATCGACGCGCGGTGCATCCCGGCCGCGGGCTATTTCGAGATGGGCGACGTCGTACTCAATATGAAGGCATACAATGGATAAGTACGACGTGAACTTCAAGCGCCTGGCGCTCCTGCTGCTGCCGACCTTCTGGCGGCGGCCGCTCTTCGCCGCGATGGCCTACGCCGCCGTGTCGCCCCTGCAATACCTGCACACGCGGTTCATCCTCTGGAAGCGCGAGAGCGACTACCGCCTCGAACACAACGGCCAGGTGTGCTACCTGCGGGCGCTGCTGAACGACAAGTTCGATCCCATCGACCGGAGGATCACAATCACCGAAACGGTCGAAAACGTGGGCTTCATCACCCTGCACAAACGCGAGGAGGACGCCGAGGTGCTGGTCCCGCGCCGCGGATCGGGCCGGATCCTGATTCTCAACCGCCGCGGCTACGGCGGGGTGAGCGGCTACGACTTCTGGGTGAATATCCCGCTGGCGCTCTATGACAAGCTGGACATCACGCAGGTCCGGGCCGTGGTGGATGCGTACAAGCTGGCTTCGAAACGATTCTCCATAAACTACATTTGACGATGAAACAGATACAGGGCAGGTTCCTCCTGCAATCGAACAAAGACTTTCCGGCCGACTGCGAGATGCTCGACTATATGCAGACCAACGCGCACGTGGTGTCGATCATCGGCAACCTGGCGGGCGACAAGGCGATCCTGCTGGGATGCGCACTCACGGGCGGCGGCACGCAGCGGAACGAGGGCTACGTGTTCCTGCGCACGAAGGAACACCCCGAGGGGGAGGTGCTCTACTGGGAGGGCGGCTCCATTTCGGGCGGTATGTACCTCAAACAAGCCGCGATCCCGGTACAGGCCCAGGGGTACGAATATCCGCAAGCCTACGTCGAGCGGTCGCTGGCTCCGGGCGTCGGCGAGGAGAACTACAAATGGGCGGACTTCCGCGAGGCGCAGTCGCTGCCCGAGCTCGAAGCGCAGATCGTGGCGTTGCAGACCGCCCTGGCCAAGATTCAACGCACGCCGCTGGGCATGGTCGAAATCTGGGCAGGATCCCGCATCCCCGACGGCTACGCCCTTTGCGAAGGGCAGCAGCTCAAGCAGTCGGAGTACCCCGAACTCTACAAGGCCATCGGCAGCACCTACAACAATGCCTACGACTGCAACGGCCGGAAGCTCTCGACCACGAGCGGTTATTTCCGCCTGCCCGACCTGCGCGGCCGCTTCGTGGTGGGCTACAACGTCAGCGATGCCGACTACGGCAGCTACGGCAAGGTGGGCGGCGAGAAGAAACACACGCTCACCGTCGATGAGATGCCCTCGCACGCACACGGGGAGAATCTTTGGACCGGAGGTAACGGCAGCTGGCGCAGCGGCGGCAACAACTCCTATCCCGAGGCCGTGTCGTGGCATGACCGCACGACGCCCTTCGGAACGACGGACCGCACGGGCGGCGGCAGCTCGCACGAGAACCGACCGCCCTATTACACGCTGGCCTATGTCATGCGGACGAAGTAAAATTCTTATCACGCGATTACAGAATGGCAATCAGAGTACGTGCGCAGCTGCGCAAATGGTTCGGCCGGGGAATGTACCCGACGGCCGAGCAGTTCTCGGACCTCTTCGACAGCTTCTTCCATAAGACCGAGGACAAAATCCCGATGAGCGGGGTCGAGGGGCTTACCGACCAGCTCAACGGGAAATACAATACGGCCGAAGGGCGGGAGCTGGAGAAGAAAGTGCAGAAAGTAACCGACGACCTCTCCGTCCATGTAGCCTCCTCCGAGAAGGCGTTCAATGAGGTCCAAAATGACATCGAGGCGCTCGACGGCAGACTCGACGACGAGATCGAACGTGCCAAAGGTGAAGAGGCCGCGATCCGCAGGGAACTGGCCGCGGGCGATGCCGCGACACTCTCCTCGGCCAAATCCTATACCGACACCTCCGTTGCTGCCGAAGCCGGTAAGCGCGAACAGGGCGATGCGACGACCCTCCAAGCCGCGAAAACCTATACCGACACATCTGTCGCAGCGGAAGCCGAGGAGCGGACACAAGGCGATGCCACGACCCTTTCTTCGGCCAAGACCTACACCGACACCTCCGTGGCGGACGAGGCCCAGAAGCGCGGGCAGGGCGATGCCGCGACGCTTCAGTCGGCCAACAGCCACGCCGATGCGGCCGTGGCTTCGGAGAAATCCGCCCGTGAGAGCGGGGACCGCACGACGCTCGAATCGGCAAAGGCATACGTGGATAAGGCCATCGCCGAACTGGTGGACGGCAGCCCTGCGGCACTCGATACGCTCAAGGAGCTGTCGGCCGCCCTGGGCAACGATCCGAATTTCGCTACGACCGTCGCCACGCAGATCGGCCAGAAGGTCGATAAGGTTGCGGGCAAGGGCCTTTCTACCGAAGACTACACCTCGGAGGAGAAGGCGAAACTCGCGGGTGTGGCCGCCGGAGCGAACAACTACCAGCACCCGGCCACACATCCGGCGACGATGATCGAACAGGATGCCTCGCACCGTTTCGTGACCGATACGGAGAAAACGACCTGGAACGGTAAGGCATCGACGGCCGTCGTCACCCAATCGGCCAACGGTCTGATGTCGGCGGCCGACAAGAAGAAACTCGACGGCGTGGCTGCCGGGGCGAACAACTACCAGCATCCGGCCACGCATCCCGCTTCGGTAATCGTACAGGATTCGACGCACCGCTTCGTGACCGACACGGAGAAAACGACCTGGAACGGTAAGGCATCGACGGCCGTCGCCACCCAATCGGCCAACGGGCTGATGTCGGCCGCAGACAAGAAGAAGCTCGACGACCTGACGGGCGGCGAGCTGGTCATCCAATGTTCAATCCCCGGAATGAATTGACGCTATGGCAGCAAAAATGACAATCCAAACCCGGACACAACTTCCGGTCTATACGGCGGAGGCACTTGCCGCCAAGAATCCCGTCCTGCTCAAGGGCGAAATCGTCTATGAATCCGATACCGGACGCCACAAACTCGGCGACGGCACGACGGCCTGGAACACACTGGCCTATGCCTCCGATGTCGAAAAAGTACCCGCATTGCGGTGGAAGGTGCAAGGGGGAATGCTTTACGTCAAACCCGCGACCGACCCTGCGGATCCGATTCTTAAACGCTGCAGCGTCGGAATACTCCACTACAAGAATGCACGAGTCCGAAAGTCGAGCGCTGCGAAGCTGCGCCCGACCAGCAGCGGGTTCAAACTCGTGCAGGACAGATTTTCACGCGACGAGTTGTCGTGGACATCGACACGCATCGATCCGATCCCGTTCGAGTCCGACAAAGCGGACAAGAGCGGCTGGCTTCCGGTGATCTCCGTCGAGGCCCTGTTCGGCAGGTGGGTGACACGGATCAGCGATACGTCTTATTGCGGGAAGGTCAAGTTCGATCTGCACAGAGGAATCAACATCTGCGGGCGAGGGGCCGGGCAGGACGAGTTCGGAAAACTAAAAATGTACGTATCATTCTACTCCGGCGTAGTCCTTTTCGTCGGCGATGCCCAAAGACGCATCGAAGGACCGCGCAGTTATTTCAAAGTTGCTGCAAGCAACTGCGGTTTGACACCGTCAGTCTTGCATATCTGAATATTCTGGTGACGGGGACGCAGAAAGTATGAACTCCTACGGGGGGAAATATGATACAGCGCACTCATTTTGGGGATGCGGATATACGGACTCGTCACCTTTTTTGAAACCTGATCGATATGAACAAAACCATACAGAGCCGGATCCAGCATCCGGTACATACCGCAGCGACTCTCACGGCCAAAAATCCCGTCCTGCTGAAAGGAGAGGTCGTCTATGAATCCGACACGCGCAAACACAAAATCGGAGATGGCGCCACTGCCTGGAACGCCCTCTCATATGCCGGGGGGGGGAATTTTGAGGGGCCTGTTTCGGCCTCGAACATCACACAAGACGCGAACCACCGCTTCGTAAGCGACGCGGAGAAAACGACCTGGAACGGCAAAGCATCGACGGCCGTAGCCACCCGGTCGGCAAACGGCCTGATGTCGGCAGCCGACAAAAAGAAATTGGATGTCATTCCAACGCAAGGTCTAATTTCATCTTCAACAATGACCCTCGGCAGTACATTGAAATTAAGTTCCAATGTAAGCTACCTCGAAGGCCGAGGATATGTTTCGTATATACGAGAGATAGGACGAACCCAAACCTCGTTTGCGATCGACAGTACGATTCCGGCAGGATCCGCTCCGCTTCAAATTATCGAATTGGTATTGAGATGCATAGCGGGACTGGAGAATAACCTGACCATTTCTCTTTTGCTGGCAGGCGATGCCGCCAATTCGAGCATCGCCATCCCCAAAGGCTCGAAACTGATTACTTTGAGCTTTATGATGTTGAACGGCCATATCGATAAATATTCCTGTTATAGAGTTTCCGTAATATGATGAAAATCGTATATAATCGTTTTATTCCGTTCGGCCGCTTCACGGCATTGACCGTGCTGGTCTGGCTGTTCGTGAAAGAGGGCGTCGCATTGACGGCCCGACTACTCAATCACGAGAAAATCCACATGCGGCAGCAACTGGAGATCGTCACCGTTTGTCTGCTGGGTACGGTGGCGGCACACTTCCTGTTCGGGGTTTCCGCATGGTGGATGCTGACGACCGTTCCGGCGCCCTTATTGATTTACGGCCTTTCGGTCGCAATAGAAGTTCTCCTGCCGCCCTACAACCGCGCCTACGGGAACAGTTGTTTTGAAACCGAGGCGATCTACAACCAGCACGATCCCTCTTATACCCGTCGATGGTGGCGGCATCTGTTCGCATGGGTCCGGTACATCTCCAACCGAAAATATCCGTACATCCCACCTGAAAAACGACCGCCGATGATGAAAAACTGATCCATAACATGGGGGCATGAAAAAGCCCCCGGCCGTTAGTGAGTCTCTTACCTCTGCACTAACATAAATGCGCCGATACGCACAACCGAGGGCAATCCTTTGGTCGCGTATCGGCGTTTTCGCATTTGTAGTTCTATGTCCTGCTGGTGTGCAGAGGTAAGAGACTACAAAGATAGGAAAACATTTTGAACACCATTTTATAAATCCCTAAAAACATTGCTTTATGCTGAATGACATGTAAGAAACAAGCAGAAGCCCAGCCGATCGACGGGCTGGCAATCGTGAAAGAGACCTCCACGCTCGGGAAATTGATTATCAAGGGCGTACCCAAAGAGGAGGCAAAGCGTATGATCGTAGAGAACCACTACTCGCACAAGTGGAACGAAGGCGGCTTCGGAAAGTACAATTTCGGAGTGTTCCGGGCGGAAGAACCCGACAAATGCCTCGGCGTTGCCGTTTACGGGTACATGAAAAACCCCGCCGCAAAGATATTTACGCACCCGAACCCGAAAGCGTGGGTTTGCGAGCTCAATCGCATGTGGATCGACGACACGCTGGGGAAGAACGCCGAAAGCGTGTTGATTGCCGCATCACTCAAACTGCTGCGCAAAGCTGATCCGAACATCGTCGCCGTTCAGAGCTTCGCCGACGGTCGCCTCGGCTGCGGAACGATATACAAGGCGTCGAATTTCCGGTATTACGGATTCCATTATACGCGGTTCCTGCGGAATAAACGAACCGAGGAAATCATACACGAACAAAACCTTACAGATACGACGTCGTTATCCACTTATTTACGCTCGAATATCGCGTATTTGATTGGCGATTTGGAAGTGCTGCAGATAAAAACATATCGCTACATTTACCCGCTTTGCAAGCATTTTCGATTCATAAAGCCGGAAAAACCTTATCCGCAATATGAGAAAGGAATCGAACCGGTCGAGTGGAACCGAGACAAACGGAAGATAAAAGAAAACATCATAATGTTACTCGACAAGGTTGCCGCATAAACATTCCGATCGTTTAATTCCTTTGTACAAAGGTAGTTTGAACACGAGTTAAACGCTTTTCGTTCGGAGTGCAAAAATCACGAAAAAATGCACATTTGAATTTTACAATCGGTACAAATGAATTTTGCGATTATAATTTTGCTTCTTGCAAAGGTAGTTCTTGCAATTCATGATGAAGATTCTCTGTCCAATCAGGCTTCATCAATTCTTGTTTCTTTTCAGATAATTTTTTATTGTCCATATTATTTCGAATTATAAATTTTCCCAATATCCTTGTAGTCGCTCTTTTATTACGGTCATTACTGTTTCAAAGGACAGTTCTTCCGTGTATTTGATTTTTCGCAAGAAACCTTTCCAGAAAGCAATACGTGTCGGACTTTTCACGAACTCTTCCGCAAACAGAATGTGATCCGGCTTGTATCCGGTTTCTCTATTCGAGAAGGTGGCGGTAATAGCCTGTTGCAACATCTCTTCATTCACTTTGTTGCTTTCCAGAATGCGGTACACGTCAAAAAAGTCTTTCATCCGGCTGTTTTCTTCCGCCAGATCAATCATAGCCTGAAATTTCTCCGCCACGACCGTTTCCAATGAATAGGCCATGATATTGACAGCCGGAGTTTCTTTCAGCAATACCGGATAATCCAGTTCTTCGGGTTTCGGCGTAATCACATCTCCGAACCCGATATCCATCGAAATGACTTGGCGGATGGTATCCAGCCGAGCCGTAACATGAAGCCGTATGCCATGATATTCCTTGTTTACCGTTATCTCTTCGGCTGAGATGCTTTCCGTGTCGAATGTCATCCCGTCCTCCGGACAAGACACGGCACATATCTCCTCGAATGCCATTTTTACAAACTCCTTGTCCCTGCTGATTTTATCGCCGAGGAAGTCTATGTCCAAGGTCGGACGTGCCCGGAACTGTTCGAGAGCGTATAGCAACGCGCCTCCTTTCAGAAACAGTTTCTCGCGGAAACGGCTCTGAGACAAGCGATACAACAGGCGTTCCTGAATGTAACGGATTACTATGAGCTGGTAACCCAGCTTTTCCGCTTTGGATATGTTCAGGAGTTTTGCCCTGACGGATTTTCCGTAATTCTTTTCTCCCATATTTTATAACTGTATTTCCAGATATTTTTTTATTGTTGATGCCACACGCATAATTTTGGCGTATTTCATCAGTTTATCGATGTCCCGCGTTTTGCGGCTCAGGTAGTTCTTCAGTATCTCGGAGCTGACATCAATACCGATTTTATTCCGGTGTTTTATGGCGTCACAGACCGATTTTTCGATGTCATAAACAGGAACGGTAATCCCTTCTATGACGGTATGTGTGATTCCGGTTTCATAGGCCACTTCATCCCATCGATATATCGTAATGGGAGGATATTCAGGTGTCCTTACTTTTCTGTTACGCGCTATGGCAATATAATACTCAGTCGGTATTTGGGTGGTCAGTCCATAATGGGACCATGCAGAGTACATACATAGAACGCCTCCCGGAATGACTATCTCAACATCAATCATGGTTTTAGCCATTTCATCCGGCAACAGATACACACCTGGGCGTATGCGAACCAAATCTCCGTTTCTGACCAGTTCCAGTACCTTGTAATACGTTGTGCGATTTACGGCCTTCGCCTGATTCGCAGTAATGTAGCCTCCATTGTTCCGTATGATGTTCTCAATATACTCCATGTCTTCTTTTATCTTTCGTACAAAGTTACCACAAATTTTCAATACAGTGGTACATTTGTACAAAGATTATTCCTCGACTATCTCCATATATCGAGCCGGATCAAATGAAATGTGCTCATTACCACCGATATATCCTAATTGATTCGACAGGCACCTGGTGTTTCTGATCGTTGCGTCGATGTTTCGGTGAGAGTGCCCGTATATCCAATATTCAATCGGGCTCGCTTCGATATAGTCTGTCAGGTCCACCATAAACGCTCCGTTGATCGGACTGTCCTGAAATTCAGGAGCCATCAGTAGCGATGAGGGGACGTGATGTGTCATAACCACGATGTGTTTGGCCTTGCTCTGTTTTACGGCCTCGGTCAGAAACCGGAAACAGCGAAAATGCTCCTCGTTGAAGCGGGTCCACCTTAGTATGTCGTTCTCGCAACGGATATTCCTAAAATCATTCACACGCATAACGGTTTCCGCTGCTTTGTCGAACGGAATCTGTGCCCACAGAGGTGTCACAATCAAGTCAATTTCTACCCCCAGCGATATGACCTGATTGTTATAATAACGAACATTGGGGCGAAGGGCATAACTCCATCCGTCTACCGTTGTTGCCATATCGAATCCCCGGTAAAACTCATGATTGCCCGGAATAGCGATTACTTGTTCGTAATGGTCGGCTGCCCAATCCCAAAACGGATGTCGCTCGCAGTATTTATCACTCAAGTATCCGATGTCACCGGCAAGAACAAGAATATCTCCCGTTACGGCCAGGGGATGTTTCTGCAAAAAACGGCTGTTTTCATCAAATTCCAGATGAAGGTCGCTTGCGTATTGTATCTTCATTTCTCTATATATCAATATCGTTGTTATCTGACGGAATATGACCGCAAAAGCAGGTTTTATCCTATATATAAACAGGCTCCGTATTATGCCGAAACCTGTTGCAAGATACGAATAAACAAGTAGATAGACAATTTTATCTGCGAAATTACACCCGTTGAAGCGATAAAGCCGCTATTCCTTTTTGTAACCAAATATCACGCAGAAATGGAAGATAAGAATCTTACGCTGGAGCAGGAAGCCCAGATTAAGGAGAAGGCGGCCGCGCTGAAGGCCGAAAAGAAAACCCGCAAGGTCTATCCAATGGTCGTGTTCGGCGACACGGACTGCGGCGAGAAGGAGTTCTACGTCGCCTACATGGGCGAGCCGACCTTCCCGCAGTTCTCGAAGTTCATGGCGGCATCGAAGAAGGACGAGGTGAACGCCATGCGTCAGCTCGCCCGCGACTGCTTCCTCGACGGCGACAAGGAGTTGGTGGATAACGAATCATTGTTCCTCTTCGGTCTGATGTCCCAGCTTTCGGAGATTATCACCACCCGTCAGAGCCTGCTGGTAAACTGATAGACACCTGGGCAGTACGTGACGACCAGCGGATTCGTCAACGGCTGATCTATATCCGCCACTACTTCCCGGGTGTTCATCTCGACAGCATCACGGACGAAGAGTTTGCCATGCTTTCCGAGGAGGCGTTGTGGCTGCACCAGCAGGTGCTCGTCTCCCGTCTGACCTTGCAACCGCCGTCTCCCTGATCCGCTTTCCGAAGCCCCGCAGCCCTTGTGACTGCGGGGCTTTCCTTTTCAGTCCCCGGCACCCGAAAAGGGCTATTCTTTCAACGGATGTAAACACGCTATTCATGGCTCAAACGCAGAATTACGAAGTCTATTACGATATAAAGGTCAATGCCACGGAGGGAACCGAGCAGGTCACTGCCTTTGCCAATGCCGTCGAGAAGCTGAGCAAGGGTCGGATAAGTTTTGCACCGGTCGTGACCAACATCAACGAGATGATGCAGGCCGTGGAAAAGACCTTCCGGGGAAAGAACGGCAAGAAGAAGGATTTCAACTTCGATCTGGAAATCCGAACCGGCGAAACGGAAAAGCGACTGGAAGGTGTCAAGAACCTGCTGACCGAAATCAAAGAACTGACGCAGGGCATCAAGCTGACCATCAATCCCGGCGAGAAAATCGACGGTCGTGCGCTCCGTAACCAGACCAACAAACTTGTCGGCAAGAAAAAATTGGACGAGCAGCAGGCCGAGGCGAAACGGAATGCCGCTTCGGCTGTCAAGAGCGTCATGGACACCCAGCGGACGGTCACCCGTTCCATCGGCAAGATCAACTCTGCCCTCGCTCATTTAGAGAAAAGGCGTGAGGTAAACATCAAGACCGACGCGGCCCGGGCACGCTTGCAGGAAATTCTCATTCTTTTAGGCAATATCCGGGGCGCAGCCACTATGACGCTGCACCTGAATACGGCAGCTCCCGCGACCTCCGTCCCTGCCGGTCCCGTCGTGCGCCCGCCGTATGCCCCAGTCGCAGCCGCCGTTCTTTCCGACAAGGAACAGGCCGGACTGAACAAACGTCTCTATGCGGACGAGGCCATGAACCGTCAGCGCATGCAGCAGGCCAAAGAGAAAGCGGCCTTGCAAGTGGAGACCTTCCGGCAGATGTCGGAGATCCGTGCCGCCGAGCGTGCCGCACGCTTACGTGAAAGCGAACGTACGCGTACCGACCGGGAGTTGCGCAAAATTGCCGAGCGCACCCGCCGCGAGGAACTCAATGCGGAGAAGCGACGCCGTCAGGCCGAGGATACCCAGCGGCGGCGCAACGCAGCCCGTGCGGTAACAACCATGCGCCGTCAGGCGGCTTTCGAGGATTCCGTGTACGGCAGCAAACGCCGTGCGGCCATCAACCGTATCCAGTATTCCAAGGCTCCGTCGTGGCGGAACCTCCCGATGGCCGGAATGCTCAACGCCTACATGGCCTACAACTTCCTTCGCACACAATTCACGGAGGCCGTCGAGTATTCCAACATCATGCAGTCGGCACACTCGATTCTCCGGGTTGCCGATTCAGACCTGGCGACCTTCGAGGGGCGTTTCGACCGGATGGCCCGGTACGTGCGCCGCATCGGTGTTGAGACCAAGTTTACGGCCATCGAGGTGGCGGGTGCGGTGAAATTCCTCAGTATGGCCGGTATGGGTATCGAGACCATCAACGAATCGATCCGCCCGATTACGAACCTCGCGCTCATCGGGGACAACGACATCTCGCAGATTGCCGACCTTGCCACCAACATCCAGACCGGCTACAACATCAAGAACACCAGCATGGGCTCGGTGGCCGACATCCTGGCCTCTACCGTCTCGCGTTCCAACGTAAACATCATCGAGATGGCCGAGTCCTTCAAGATGGCTGCCGGTTACCTGCGTCTGTCGGGCGTCGATTTTACGGAAGCATCCGCCGCCATCGGCGTGCTCGGCAATATGGGTATCAAAGGAACAATGGCCGGTACGGCTTTGCGAGCTATGGCCACCCGCTTTGCCAAACCCACCAAAGAGGCGCGGGAGGCATTGGACCGTCTGGGTGTGAAATTCACCCGCATGGAAGACATCTACGGCAAGCAGGTGGAAAAGCTGCGCCCGCTGGCCGACATCTTCGAGGACCTGAACAAGAAAGGGGCGACGATGGCCGACATGCAGACCATCTTCGGCAAAATCGGAGGCAACGCCGCCATGATGTTTGTCAGCAACTACGGGCAGCTTCGGACGCTTGCTTCCCAGAACCGGGCGTCGCAGGGCATCTCCTCCGAACTGGCGCAAGTCAAGCAGGACACGACCAAAGGCTTGTGGTACCAGATGACCTCCCAGCTTACGGAATCCTTCATGCAAGGGTACGAACTCATCGAGCCGGTCATCCGGAGCACGTTGAAAGACTTCCTTGCCAAATTCAATTCCCGCGAGTTCGCCCGAGGTCTCGCCTCCATTGGGCAGGGCGTCATGAGCCTGCTCTCCGTGCTGGGTAACTTCGCATCGTGGATGACCCGTAACTTTTACTGGATCGAACCGCTCCTGTTCACCGGCTTTGTCGCCACGCGGCTGTTCAAACTCGCCGGCGCCCTGACCAATGTCGGCGTCGCGGTCGGCTTTATCGGCAAACAGACCGCAGGCAACTCCATCGTCGAGCTGGTTTCCGGTCTGACCGGCCTGACCAGTGCACGAGGAATCAAAGCACTCTCTTTCGCCAACAAACGGGCCCTTGTCACGGCCTTGCGGGCAGCCGGTGTCAGCGGCAAGGGTGCGATGGGCCGTGCCTTGTTGCAAAGCGGAGCCGGGTCCTTCGCCGCCCGTGCCGGATTCTCCTCGCTGTTCGCCTCACAGGTCGCTACGGGCGGCGGTCTGGTCGGTGCTGCCGGTTCCCTGAGTGCCATTGGTACGGGTGCCGTTGCCGCAACGGCCGGTATCGCCGCATTGGTGGGAGCCTTGGGCTGGGTCGCCTACAAGACATGGCAGATCAAGAAAGCCAAGGACGCCGTACTGGAAGACATAACCGCCAACGAGAAATACCGCTATCCGGTCATCGAAGACTTGTACGCGGCCTTGCACAAAACCTACCAGCAGGCCATCGATACCAAAAAGGCGGTGGACGACCTGACCTCCGGCAAGACAGTTGAGGAAAGCAGCGGGCATAAAATCGGAATATTTACCGGGAACTGGTGGATGTCATTTCTGGCTGAACTCGGCGCCAGCTTGTCTTCCTCCCGAGGGGGTGTCTATCATGCTCCGGCATACAGTTATAGCGATGCTCAACAAGACGACAGCCGGGAGGCCATTACCGCCATTGCCCGCCGTGACAGCCAGTCGCGCCTGAACGCCGCCTATGCCGAGTTCGGCAAAATGTCCGACCCGTTGGAGGTCCGTGCCTTTATCGAGAACATCGCCCTCAAATACGGGCAGCAGGCGGTGACGGCGGCCGAAGCCGCAAAGAAACTCGGCTTGGACAAACCTTTCTGGTTCGAACGTAACGGCAAGATTACCTATACCAACGCTCTCGGTGACCTGCCGGAAGTGGCTGCGGCCTATACGCCCACTTACGCCGCCTACCAGAACAACACCACCGTGAAACACATCACCACGGCGGCACAAGGTTATCTCGATGCCATCGAGAGCATGGCGGGTGCCCGTGCCCTGATCGAGAAGTCGGGATTCGACTATGGAGAGTTGGCCCGTGGCGGCTTTACGCAGAACAAAGACGGGCTGTGGGTACAGAAGGCTTTGAACGCGCAGGCTACCGACAAGGAGCGGCAGGAGATGCTGGCCGGCCGGCAGCGCGTGCACCACCTGTTGGTAAACCTTTCCGGTACCCTACGCCAGGTATTTGGCGGTTCCTCGGAGGCTGCGGAAAACATCCTCCGTAAGGCGGGCTTCTCAGCTGCGCTCTATGCCAACGAGCCGGACTCGAACGACACCTCCCCGTTCAACGCCAACCGCATCACGAACATAGGAGACGATGACGGCGGCGCGGGCGGCAACTACTCCGGTACGGGGCGGTTATCTTCGGCGGCTCCCAAGCAGGTCATCGTCAACATCACCAACCTGATGAGCGTGGAGACCATCGACCTGTTGAAATCGCCCGAGGGTCAGACCGCCGAGATCCAGCACTTCAAGGAACAGATGGCACAGGCCCTTATCGACGTAGTGCATGACTTCGACGCCTCGTGGAACGGTTAATTAACGAAAAGACAACGACATGAAGAACCTATTCGGCAGCAGATTGCTCAATATCGGTGCCTCGACGCTTCTGAGCGGGGGCATCCTTTCGCATGGCGGACTGGGCGGCTACATCAGCGATGCCGCCCGTCGCGTCATCGGTCTGGGACTCGCGGAGTTTCAGGACGGTGCCGTACATTACTTCTCCAAGAACAGCGACATCCTGAAACGTGCCGTCATTCAGTTCGCCAGCCAGACGGCCTACGGCATGCTCCGCTCTTATCCCCGCTATATCAAATACTGGGAACAGAAAGAGCGGGACAAATACCTCGAAACCCAGTCGCAGAGTGCCATCGTCAACAAATCGGGACAATACTACCAGCTCATCAAGGAGCAGCAGGCTGTCGCCGAGAAGAAGAACTACACCGACAGCATAGTGGGCCGCACGGTGGCAGACTACATCGAATTGAAAATCAGCGGCGAGGGAACCTACTACGACAAAGAAAGCGGCAAGGTGGAGCCCAACAGCAAATACGGGCTGATCACCTTCGTCGATTTGGGTCCGCAGGTACAGCTCTCCTCGAAAAACAACATCGTGCTGACCACGGTGCAGGGTCGTGACTACACCCGAAAAGAGTTCATTTCGGGCGGTGATCTGGAATTTACTATAAACGGTCGGATAACCAGCAAATATCCCGACGTGTACCCGGAAGCCGAGCTGTCGAAGTTCCTGAAAATCGTCCAGTACAAAGGTGTCATCGACTGCGACAACACCATCCTGCGGCAGTTGAAAATCTCGCAGCTTATCATTCTGGGTTACTCGCTTCCAACCGCCGAATACCGAAACGTGCAGCCCTATACCTTGCAATGCGTGGCCGTGGAACCCTCCGAGGCGGTAGAACTGATCTCCAAAGATGCGGAGGTCGTGGATGAAGCCATCGAACATACGAACAAATGGATCAAGTGGGTACGGTTCGGCACCGATGTCATTGACCCAACCTCCATATTAAAACTGAACAACCTATGGCTGTAGCACCGCTTGACGTATTATGTTGCCGGATTACCATCGGAGACCCCGATGCGGGCAATCCGATGTCCATTCTGAACCCCATTACGCTTACGGAGGTGCAGGAGGTCGAAATCGTCGAGACCTACAAGAAACTCATCGGCACGGCAACCATCCGTTTTCCAAAAGGGACCATTTTCCGCTCCACCATCATCGGTACGGCCACCCTTGAAGGCAAAGACGCCAGCCGGATAACCACCGAGGTCATGCAGGACGGCGTGGTCATCGAGAAACGTTCCAGTTACTCGGCGATGGACGCCACGACCTTCAAAACCGGGCAACGGGTGCGTATCCGTTTGGGCTATAACGGGATGCTGCGCACGATGTTCGACGGATACATCACCGGCTATAACACCGAGAGCAGCTTCGAGCTGAAATGCGAGAACATGGCTTACAAGCTCAAGCTGAAGCAGGCACCCAAGTTCGAGACGCCGGCATCGGGCACGAGCGTGAACGACGTGATGGAGGGCAAATACAACATCCTGAAAGATACCGGATTCAAACTGCACTCCGAGACCAAGCGGTTCGACATCCAGATCGGGAAAATCAAAATCACGGACAACTTCACCGTTGCCGACATCCTCTCGGCGTGGAGCCGTTACCGCATCTACTGCTTTCTGAAATACGACGAAAACAGTCCCGACCGGATGCCCGCCATCGCTATCGGCCGTCCGTACTCCTCCGCCAAGAGTCAGCCCCGGTTTCCGGAAGACAGCGCATCCGGTCCTTTCTGTATCCGCTTCGACACGCATGTGGCCTCGTCGGATTTGAAAGTGCTCAAGACCGACCCGAAATTCCTTGCCGTGCAGGCCAAGGCGTTGGGCTCGGATGAGAAATTCTTCGAGGTGACGGTGCGCCTGAATCCCGACTACGACCCGAACGTTTCCGGCAGCAAGGAGTTCCAGACCGTGAACGCCACGCAAATCAGCAAGAAGACGCACAAGGTGACGGGCAACACCACGGCCAGCGGTGCGCAGACCCGCACGAAAGTGGACCTTTCGACCTACACCATCGTACCCTACATGTCGCCGAACATGAAAATCAACTCCGACAAGCTCGTTGAGGAGGCCATCGAATACTTCCGCAGCTACAACCTGAACGGCATCAGCGGTTCGGTGACGCTCTTCGGGGATTTCGGGTTATATCCGGCCTGTCAGGTGGAACTCATCGATGACCGGAACCCGGCCAAGAACGGCACCTACATCGTCGAGGAGGTTACAACCACTTTCGGGACGGGAGGCTACCGGCAGAAAATCACGATACCGCATAAAATCAAAGGAACAAAGACAACGTATGGAAATAACTCTTAAAGATGATTTTACCAATGGACATTTTTCTTATCCAATTCCAGCGGTGAACTTATGACTGTGAATGCACAAGGAGTTCCCAACCACGGTGTATCGAAACATTCGGATTTCGCTATGGGTGATTCGCTACACATCATACCATAGAGTGGACAACATCGAAAGGATGAATTGCCTAATAAAAATTTATACATTGCCTCCAAAGCGATCAATTCAAGAACGTCCATCGAATCATCGCCTTCAACTATATCTTCAGCACGTTTCGTTGCTGTTGCAGGATTATGATGTCCACAACTATGAGTTTGAATATAAGGAATGCCTAACCAACTAATGATAGCATTTAAGTTTTCTATCGAAATGCAATCTGTTTTTTCTTCATATAAAACTGTCAATAGAGGAAGCATCTTATTGGATAAACGCACTCGCTCCAGAACCGTCTTAATATAATCTAACGGAGCAACTAAGTTTTGCTTCAACATTTCTAAAAAGTTGTTGACCATTCCATCAAAAAAATCGGGAATAGGAATGCTCTTCTTTTGTGGTGTTGTAATTGTAGACTGATCGATATAATCTGAAAATAGTTGCATACCGTCGGTAATCTTTTCTTTTTCAGCTTTTGCCAATAGCTTAATCAGACTCTCGCCTGGGGCCATACTGAAAAGAGCTGCATGACAACAGCAGATAAGAAGTTTGGTATTGTGGTATAATGAAGGATAGTTGTGCTTGCATAATATTTTCACAACATTGTACGGAATATCATCATGTGTAGCATCAGGGTCAACTAAACTTTGATACAAGGCTGCCATGCTTTCCTTGATGATGTGTGCTCCCAGTTCTAAAGTATCCGTAACCTTGTTTTCAAATGTTATAATCAATGATATTACAGGCATATTTTTCCCTTCGACAATTTTCTCTCCTGTTCTAATCTCGATTCGTTTAGTTTGGTCTATTTTTACTCCATAAAATTGACTGTCATTGAAAAATCCATTTCCAACTCTGAATATGCTGTCAAGACGCTTCATTCGTTCTGTCGGAGAAATAGAATACGGTAACTTGACTTCATCACGGACGGCTATTTCCTCTTTCAGTTTCAACATCATTTCATAGCGTAAAATACTGGAAGATAATCCCCACAAAGTACCTATGTTTTGCCAATAGTGGATGTATTCATGAATGAAAGTCCCTCGATCTTCTTGGCTTATTAGGCTTAAATCGGTGTTGAAATCTCCTGCTGTGTAAATATGGAAGAATGAAGTGTTATAAGCCCCGCGCAAATTAGATACTATCTCTTTTTCAGATACTCCTAACGAT